GACCAATTGTTACACCCTTAACAAGTTCTTTTGATCCGTTGCATGCTTCAAACTCTTTAGGGTATGTGTATGCTCCGAGAGTTCCTGCGAAGATCTCTTTGGATAAGATGTTAAGGTAAACATCATTGTCTGCATAGTATTTGGTTGGTTCAGCACCTGACGGATTTTCCTCAAATGATCTGAAACCACTCCATGCAACTCCTTCGCTGTATACTCCAGTATTAGCCTGAGGGTATAAAACACCTCTTGAAACTCCCTGAGAGAACCAATGCTCTCCTGCCGGGTCCCATACGAGTCTTTTGTTGTCTGCCATTGTTTATTCCTCCTTAAAAGAACAAATTTATTGTTTCATTGTATAGGCCATTTGATCCAAATTTATTTTCATAAGATGAGTTCGGAAAATGGTCTAATATTTTAGTAGCAATATCACTATCAGGGTCCGTTGTTATTACCGTTATGGTGTATCTAGGAACTCTAAAATACACGTGGTTATTGGCCTTTAACTGCTTATAGTCAACCAACTTATAGCGTATTGCAGGGTATTGCATTCTTAATGACTCAGGAGGTTGAAAATATACATAATGCGATTGCAGTATTTTTTCTAATTCAATTTGTAGTTGGCCCTGACTCGACATTGTATTCACCTCCTATAGTCACTATTAGTCTAGGGTATTGTGGGTCAACAGTATTAATGACCCACTTAACACCCTTATATTCTATATAAAGCATATTAAGAAAATTATTATGGGCATACGTATCACCGAGGATACTGAACTCTATATTCATTTTTATGTCAGGATTCACATGATCAGTTGACTCGAGTTGTCTGGTTAATCTAATGGGGTCACCTGTGTAATGCCTAACAATTACATTGTTTACATACACTCCTCTTGTAACTTCTTTGATGTCTTTAAATCCTATGTTTCCATTAAATTTTTCCATTTTGAATTATCTCCATATGCATTTATATATGATATGCGATTAAGGTGTTACTGGTGTTACTGGTGTATTGGAGATTACAGTAGCACCGGGAGCAGTTGTTGGAAGTGATCCCTTAGGTGCAAGGAACGCCTGAGCTGAATGAGCCTTAACAAGTGATCCAGAGCATCTTGTCTCCATCAAATACTTCTGCTGGTTCTTATCAATATCAAACTGATTGAAGTTGTTTACTTCTCCGCCCTTATCTGTTCCTACCTGATAATCAGTAAGATCTACCTTAATTCCAAGTACATCATACTCAACCGCTCCAACCGTGTATGTAAGGCCCTTCATGGGAGGAGTATTTATAATACGATCAACAGCAAGTGCATCGCAAAGCTGCTTATCGGATTCATACAATCTTCTCTGGTTAAGATCTTTGGTCCACAGCATACGATTGTGGTTTGACTTTGTCATATAAAGTGCAGGTCTTCCTGAACCTTCAAAAGTTTCATCTGCGAGCGACATAGATTCAATCATTGCAGAATATGTCGTAACATCTTCAGCCGTAAGCAATACTTTTACTGTGAACAGATCTTCCATCTTGAGAACAGGTCTGATGCACTCTTCATTAATTTTATCTTCAGATGAAGGATCTCTCTTATCACCGATAAGGAATGCCTGTGCAAGTTCCTCATCAAGTTTAATTCTTGAGATCTTAAGCATCCACTGAAGAGCATCAATTGTTGTGGCATCCATCTGATCATCACGATCAATCTTCGACTTAACATATATAGTTGTAGGCTGGGTTGTTCTCTTTGCCAGGCTGAAGAATATATCTTTCTTTATATGACCCTTAATGTATCCTTTTGCTCTTGCATCTCCTTCCGTAAGATCAACGAACAGAGTCTTAATTCTTGAGAATGGTGTATGTGTTGTATGAGACATAATGTCTGATACCCATACATCTTCCTGATTAATAATCTCAGGATCATTGCTATAAGCCTTGGCATCCGGGAAAAGAACATCGATATTCTTTACTCCATAATCTCCCTCTGCATGTGCGAGGAATGACTCTCTGAATGATCCTCCAAACTGAGGTGCATCATTCATTGCAATCTCACACAGTTCATTCATGTCGGAATGTGAAAGTGTGTCTTCAGTAGAAACCTCGCTGTCAAAAATGTTGTGGTTCATGTCGCCAGTATCCTCCTCGTCATTTCCAGAAGCAACTCCAACAAGATAGTTGGTTACCTCTCTCTGTACGTCAGTCATTGAATCAAGTACATCCTGTACAGTCTGCTCTTCATTAGCTGCAGGTGTTTTTGTGTTTGTGTTTTCAGCTCCCATGTTATTTGTATTCTCCTCATCAGAATGTTTCAGATGATCACTATTTTCATCTGTGTTGTTTTCGGGTTCTTCGGGTTCTTCGTCTGCAGAATGTGATAGTGATATTTCTTCATCGGTATAAATAAATGCTTCATCCTCTGAATCCAATCCATGCGCAAGCACTGAATCAATATATGCTCCAGGGTTTGCTCCTGCAGTTACCAGAGATACTTCACGGATTAATCCATGAATAACATCTCCCCCTTTTTGCTTAAGCTGGTTAGCAAATATTGACAATGCATTTATATCGCCACTTGTAACCAAATTTTTTGCCTGCTTTCCAGCATCAGTGTCATTAAAAGAGACATAGCAATACACTCCATCTTTCTTATTCTTCAGCAGTGCATGTCCAAGTACATTAGGCTTGTAGTCCCACCTGAAGTCGTAGGTCTTTTTAGCCATTTTGATTTTTCCTTTCGTTAACCAAAGTTGTCGGGGGTCATTGTTTCAGGCTGTTCGCCTAATCCATTTGGATTGCCCGGTGATTCTTCAGCATTAACTTCTGCGTCGGACTTTGACAGATTCTTATTGCGTAGTTCATCCGCTCTAGGATCAGAGGATGGTTTAAGACCAATAATCTGTCGTACTTCATTAGAGGACATTGCCTCAATCTGAGTCATTGCTTGTCCTACAGTTGCTATTGTCGATATAGGCATAATCTTGAATGGATCTCTAAAGAAAAGAATAGACTGCTTCTGAGTTCGAGCAGTCTTGGTTAGAAACTTCCTTTTCATTTCATCAGCTATTGCAGCAACAACAGGTTCTATGCATCGAGATAGATAATTTGTCATCTCTTGTTCTGATGCTGTACCATTAAGTATTCCATCTGTTATTCCTAGCTGTGTTTTTAGGGTTGTTTCTATGTATTGGATTTGAGTCTGTAAATTATTATCTATAGACCTATTAAGTTGGGTGATTCGTTCTGTTCCGTCAATATAGCCGATACCGTTAGCCGATTCGCTCATTTGTTTTTCGAGATCATTCCGTCGTTCCTCAGCCTGTTTCTTTCTTCCAGGAGACTTTATTAGATATGGAAGCTGTATGATCATGTTTAATTTTCCAGAAGTAGCATCTTTGTCAGATGTATCAAGCATACTTAATTTATTAACATATCTACGGTATGTTGAATTAGGCTCATTCATTACAGCATAGAAAGGATTATAAATTATAGAAACACACCTCTTTGGTAATATAATGTCTTCCCGTTTTCCATTTCGGTCATTATACACATTAACTTTTACGGTTCTGGCATTCCAGGTTACAACTCGTCCAGTCCTTAGTGTATGAACATCAAATGATTGGTGTGTTACAGGATCTACATCGGTATCAGTTGGAACAATTGCGACACATCCTTCATCAAACATTGACATTACAGCATCTTGTATAAAAGCTCGAGGAGTTTGATCAATATTGGTTTCTGTTGAAAGGCAATATTGCAAACCACTATCCGCATATCCAATAAATCGGTCATTATCATCAAGTCTTACATGAGATATTTCACACGATGCACAATCTAATGCAATTCGATTATATACCGAAGCTAATGTAGTTCTTTCGTTACCAAATCCTAAATGTATTTGGCCTGGATTGTATGAACTTCCATAACTTATAGAATCACGGTTATATAAATTGGTAGGGTCTCTACCAAGAAATGCATTCCAACCATTTTTATCTACTTTTTTTAAAAAGCGACGTGTCGTTCGTACATCTTCCACGATAAAAAAATGTATTCTTTTTATAATTTCACTGTTGTAAGAGGGTAAAACAGTGTGTAAATCGCAATCACCTAAAGTGGTAGGAATGAGGTATAATGTTCCTTGCATATAGCATTTGTTTTCACAAAAGTAGTGAAAAATATTATTACCTTTGCGGTTGTGTTACACAAAATTAGGCTAAAATGAACTTGCCACAAGAATTTATACGGAGTATCAAAACCCTTTTAGAGAATGATGAGTCTGCAGACTTTTTAGCTGCTTTGGACCAAGAATCGCTTACCAGTATTCGTTTTAATGCAAAGTTTACGCCCAATGTTTCTT